TGTATCTAAATTTGTAGCAGGAACAGATGAAGACGCTGTTATGCCAATCCCAGTATTTTTCTGTCCTGATACTAAAAAATTAGTGGGATTAACATTACCACCTGAAATTAGAGAAGAGTATAAAGACGATTTAATATAAATGACAGTATTTGATTGGTTAAATGAAATAACTGTTAAAAAAACACTACCTAAGGATTTTACTCAACAAGATTGGGATGATTGGAATTCTTATATGGTACATAGATTTTTATCTATGAATATAAGTTATATTGATATAGTCAATTTTGTACAAAATATAAATCCTCAAAATAAAAAGGAGATTTATACTATTTATAGAGAAATGATTCCTAAAAGAAAGGTATGGAATAAATACATTAAGAATCAAAATAAAAAAGATTCAAAAGAACTATCTAATATTATAGCTAATAAGTTATCAATTGGAAGTAATGAAGCTAGTTCGTATATTCCGATATTAGGAAAAGATGGAATCACTGGGGTATTAAGTGATTTAGGTTACGAAAAAAAAGAAATAACTAAATTAATAAAAACAATATGAATTTACAAGTATACAAATTTTTAAAAGCAGAAGCAGAAGCTGATAAAGCTAAAGCATTAGCTAGTATTCAACTATTAACTAACCACCCAGCAGGTATAGGTGATCATTCAACTAAAGATTATTGGGATAACTGTAATGAAGCATTAAGATTATTAGCTTCAGCAGATGAAAGACTAGAAATATTAGAAAAATATTTCAATAATAAAGAACAAGTAAATGGATAGTAGAAAAGCATGGGAGTTTAATC